GATGACAGCATTCAACTCGCTCCTTGGAATTGCCGTGCATGCCTCAGCACCTACCTACGAGACACTCTACAGCGGTGAGTGGACTCACCCGATAGCATGATTGGCAACAAACCGGATAGGCAAGGTTTAATCTTCGCCGCTTGGGATTTGGACGAGTTATCGAGCGCGGTTTCTTCCTGCTGATAGCGCGCCGTGATCGCGGCGATCTGCTGTTGCACGTGGCTCTGGATGATCTGCGTGAGGCCACTATAGGCAGCGCCCATCTTGGCGACGGCGTCGGTGACCGTCGTTTGGGCTTTGTTGGCGACCTGCTCGACTTCCCCAAGGCGGGATTTCAATTTTTCCAGGGTGGCGTGTACGGCTTCGATGCCGCGACCCATTGCTTCCTGCGTGCCTTGACGAACCGCCTCCAGGCGCTTGGCGATTTCCTCTGCCGCCGTTGCGGCGCTAGTCATCGCCCCCTTGGCCGCTTCCGAGCCTTTCGTGGCCTCGGCAAACATCTGCGCGAAGATCGTGTTCATCTGCGTGAGGCGCGCTTCGTGTCGGCGGGTGGCCTGCTCAATCGTGTCGTCGGTAAAGAGTGCTTTGAAGACTTCCCACTTGTACTGGAGACCCTCGATCCCGGTCATCAGGCTCTGCACCATGGCAATGCCGGCTTTGCGCACAAACTCGAATTTCTCGGACAGCCAGGTACCGATTTCCCAACCGGCAAAGAAGGCGCCGAGGACACCGAAGGCGGTTCTCAGAACGCCCACGCTGGCGACCGCTGCCGAGACGGACAGATTGGCCGTGGTCCATGCGGTGGCCGTCGCACTGGCAGCGGTAACGGCGGCTGCCCCGGCCGTCTGCCAGGCCGTGATCAGCGCCGGGATCAGGCGATAGGCGAGGACCGCCAATCCGGCTTCGGCAATTCGTTTCAGCCACTGCATCACGGTGTCGAGGTGAGTGGCCAGCCAGGTCAAGGCTGCCGACAACTTTTGGGTGAGCCCCGTCGACTCGTCGACCTTGTTGACCCACTGGCCGAAGGCGTTTTGGAGGCGCTCAAACGCTTGGGTGACTGTTTGCGGGAGTTGAGCGTACTCGGCGGCCAGTTTGTCCTTCTGCGACATCAGGGCATTGACCACGACATCCGCCGTCAGGCGCCCCTCTTCGGCCAGTTTGCGCAGCCGGCCAATCGGGACATTGAGTCCATCGGCTAACGCCAGCGCGAGACGCGGGCTGTTCTCGACCACCGAGTTGAATTCCTCGCCGCGCAAGACGCCGGAGGCCAGAGCCTGGCCGAATTGCAGCAAGGAGGACTGCGCTTCCATCGCCGAAGCCCCCGACAAACGCAAGGCCTGCGAGATGCTTTCGGTGATCGACAGCGCGTCTTTCTGTTCACCGCCGAGCATGCGCACCGCTTGCTGCAACTTGCCATACAGGGTCGCCGTTTCCTGTAAGGGAACACCCATGCGCTGGGCGATATCGAAGAGGGCGGCTTGGGCGGTGGCGAATTCGCGCTGACCGGCCGTAGCGAGTTTGAGACGCGCCGACATCATGTTCCAGGCGTCGGCGATCTGCACAATTTCCTGCACTTTACCCACCGCCCAGTTGATCGACAGAAAGGCGAGCAGTTGCGTCGTGGCCGCGGCCACTTGGTCGCTCAAGGTCGACATACCGGCTTCGACGTCCTCAATGCCGGCCGCCGCCTGCGCGCCAGCCGTCGTGGCCGTGCTCGAGAACTGACCGAGACTGCGTTCCGCTGACGTGATGGCGCGCGTCAGCCCCTCGTCGGCGCCTTCGAGGGCTACGAGGAGACTGATGCGGTTATTGGACATCGAATGAGTGCGCTCAACAGTGCTATATTGTGGTCAGACTATTCAACCGTTCCAGGTTGGACAACGAAGGAGTGACGGATGGATGCCCTGCTCGCCGACGCCTCGGTCGGCATTACCGAACTCAAGAAGAATCCCTCCGCCGTGATCCGCAATGCCGGTAATGAACCGGTGGTGATCCTGCATCACAACCGCCCAACCGCTTATCTGGTACCGGTTCGCCGTTATGAAGCGATGATGGAGATGCTCGACGATCTGGCGCTTGCCAGGATCGTCAAGGAGCGCCTCCCGGATCTGGACGATGCCGAAGACGTCACCCTGGATGAACTCGAAAGCGCGGCGCATGCCAAAGTATCGGCTCAAGTTTCTGCTCGCCGCGCGTAAGGAGTGGGACAAGCTCGACGGCAGCGTCCAGCTTCAATTTATAAAAGTCCTCAAACGACGCCTCGACGAACCGCGTATTCCCAAGGCGGCGCTCTCCGGCATGCCCGACTGCTACAAAATCAAGCTGCGCGACCTGGGATATCGACTGGTCTATCGCGTCGACGACAACCAGGTGGTGATCGTCGTCCTCACGGTCGGCAAACGGGAGCGCGGTGAAGTCTACGAAACGGCTGGCGAGCGTTTCGAGGATTTTTGAAACCCGTAGTATCCACCCAAGCGGGCCTGGCGCTCCTTAGCCCAAGGCCCGCAAGTGCTGCTCGATCTGCGCTGCCAGCCTGGGAATCCTTCCCGCCACCAGCCGCTGGATATCCAGCCGCTTCTTAAGAACAAAACGCGGCACCAGCACCGCCATCGGAATGTCCGCACCGCGCTTGAGGCGTTTCAGCCCTTCGGCCTTGCGATGCCGACGTTTGAAACCAGCCAGTGGTTTGTCGTGCTCCTTCAGGTTCTCGGCCATCAGCACGATGTTGCCCTTGGCGTTCTTGACGAAGTAGGCATTGCCGCCACGCATCAACTCGGCGATCTGCGCTTTGAAACGTTTTCGGCCGACGCGCCCGTGCAAGGGAATCAACATCCGCCCGGTAATCGCGCCACCGCTTTCGTGCATGCCCGACCACGGGATGCGGGAACCGACATACAGCGCCGGCAGCCGGTTCGGATCCTTGGCCAGTACCTTGGCCGTGAAGCCTTTGAGGAAGGATTTTTTGACGACCTTCATCTGCCCGGCGACCTGATTGCGGACTTCTTCCTTAATTTCGGCGGCTTCTGTCGCGATGGCCCGTTCCACCGCCTTCTTCGCCTGGGCGCGGAATTCGCCCCCCCAGCGGCGCAGTTGGGCTTGCGCGGCGGCGCTATCGATGCGGATGGCGATTTTCATGAGAGAGAAGAACGATCCGTCAATTTGTCCATGGCCTGCTCGACGTTACGGGCGTCGCCGCGTGTGCCGAGGGCGATCAAGGACAGCAGGCGCGCATCCGAGGCGGCTTCTTGCCGGCCGGTGGCACGCAGAAAGCCCTGCACCTGCGCCAGCGTGTAGTCGAAGATGTCCGGCAGGCGGTGGCCGTGGCCGATCAACCGCTGGACGGCATCGAACCAGACGCTGGCATGTGCACCGGTGCGAGTAGCTGCGCCTGGACGAACAGGGCGTCGAGTTTCGGCAGCACCGTCCGGGTAAAAAAATCCGCATTGACCTTAATGACCTTGGCGGCGAGCAGGATCGCTTCGTCGGCCGCCAGATCATCGACCCACGCTCGAGACTTGCCGACGGCAATGGCGATGGCCGACAGGAGATCGTCACCGTGTTCGCCGAAGACCAACAGCCAGTCGATTTGCGCTTTCGTCAGCGTCGGCATCACCGGGGCAATCGCCCGCAGGAATGCCGGCATCTGGCCGACCTTGAGCGGTTTGAGGGTCAGTGGCTCGCCGGCGAGGGTCAGGTCGACGGAGGAGGGAATCAACTTTTCCAGATCGTTCATCGTGGGCCTCAGAGTTGGACGATGCGGCCGAATTGGCCGAGCACCGCATCGAAGGGTTTCGTGGCGTCCGCCAATAGAGAACCTTCCATCTCGAACTTGTTGTAGTCGTCCGAGATAAACGAGATTTCCTTCAAGGGATCGAAGGCGACGCGGTACAGTTCGACCAGTACCTTGGCGTTCCCTTGCGCGGTGTTCAGCCCCTCGAGACGCAAATAACGCTCAGGCAGTGGCTGCGTAAAGATGCCGATCTCGGTAGCCACCCCATAGGCGTAGCTCGCCTTGAACGGCGCGACGTAAGGGGTGGCGGGCGATCCGCCCTCGTCGAGACGCAGGAATTGCAACGCGCCAAAGTCCGGATCGGCGGTGTAATCAACACCGGCGACCAAGGTGACTGGGGTCGCGCTGCTGTCTTTCACGACTAGGGAGGAAACCTTCGGATGCGCGAAGAAGTAGCGGTCGCCCACCATCGGCGTTACTCCTCCCAGCGGTTCATCCGTCACGGTGCCGGGAACGCCCGTGACGTGATTGCCATACAGCGCCAGTGCCAGATTCTCCTTCGTAAATTCTTCGATGCTCAGATTGAGCGTCGCCGACTTCTGTTTGACCATCCGGTGATCAAGCGTGCGCTGACCGGTCTGGCTTTCGTAGTGCTCCAGCACGTCCGTCTTCAGCGACAGCTTCAGTTCGGCGACGTTGCCGGGCGAGCGCACTTCAAAGGGATGGCCGAGGGCGTCGCGCTTGCCGAGGAAGACGCGGCCCTGGAAGGAAGCATAGGTACTCATGATTTGGGATCCTTGCGGTGGAGGGATTTGGGTTCAAAGTCCGTCTTTGGGGGCAGCGCTTCGCGCTCGGCAATACCGTTCGCGATCAGCCAGTCGGCGATGTCCGCATCGACCGTGATGCGCTCGCCCGCTGGGTAGGGTTGGCCCGCATGCGTGTGCGGGCGATTCAGAACAATTCGGGGCATGGTTTTTCTATCCAGAAATTGAGAGATCACTCGCCAGCGTCCGGTAGGTGATGCGATAGCGTGCCGGGATCGCGGCGGCCACGGCATCCGCGTCTTCCACGTCCCATTCGCACTCGAGCTCCCGGATGCCGAGCGCCAGGCCACCCAGATTGACGTCGGCCATCAGGGCCGTATGGGCCGCCGTCAGCAGCGCATCGGCTTCGGTTTCCGGCATGGCGGGCGGCACCGCCCGTGCAAGCGCCGTGATGCGCACCGTCAGTTCGCGCGTCACCCGGTCGTTGGCCCGCTCGGTAATCGACTCGGACTCGGGAAACACGACCAGTGCCGGGCACTGCTCGCGGGTAATGGCCACCGTCGGTGAGCGATGCAGCGTGGCACCCAGACGGCTGGCTGGCGGACGCAACCGTGCGACCACCGCGAGCAGAATCTGCTCACGGATCGAGTGATCAGCCATGGGATTTACAGCCGCGTCAGCCGGGCACGCATCTCCGAGCCATCGCCGACGGCCCGAATCTCACGTACCTGGAACGCCACACCATCGATATCCACCACTTCACGCTGCGCAAGCCCGGCAAAGATCGACGCCGGATACGACATCGTGGTGTCGGTGGTCGACGCCAGGTTATCGAGCACCGTCTCATCGGGGGCTTGCAGCCCGACCTGATTGGTGCGCGGCGGGCTGCCATCCGACGGTCGCCAGACACAGGTCTTGAGAAACCCGACGTTGGCGGCGGCTTCATAAATCTTCTCGATCAGGAAAGTCATCGCGTCCCCTCAACTCATCGTCAGACGAATCAGCAGGCCCGGGCGCTGGCAGATCGGCAGAGGGTTCGATTGCGTGTGCAGATCGGTACCCCGGTCGAAGCGACGCGGTTCCTGCTTGGCGTAGAGCGGTTGACCCAGCGTATTGACCGTCTCGTTGAAATCGGCCGGCGCGAAATAGGTCGCGAAGGTGTCGAGCGTGCCCAGCGGAAACGCGTGGCCTTCGCCTTCATTGATGAAGCGCTTGGTCACCCAGCCGCCGTTGCCGTCCGAGGTACTGGCCTCCCCGGCATACTCCTCGAAGGTGATGCCGGCAAACGGGAAGCCGGCGCGCATGTCGGAGCGCAGGGCCTGCCCTTCATTCCACAGCTTGTAGGCTTCCTTCACGCTGGCATGCGTGACAAGCTTGGTAAAGAACTCGGGAGAAACCAGGCACTGGATACTGCTCATGCGCTCGCCCGCCAGACTTTTGCCCATCAGGCGCTTAAGATCCAGGCACTTTTCGAGGACATTGGTCCCTTCGACGTTGAGCTTGAAGTTGATCGACTGCGCGCCAATCTTGAACTCGTCGTACAGATTCACGAGTTCCCGACCGTCGGCGTCGAACACGATGCCCTTTAACGCACCCATGCGCAGGTACTCCAAGGTTGCGGCATGCTTGGTGCGCATCGTCTCCAGATGCTCGGCCAAGACAGCGGCAATCGAGGCGAACTCGCTTTCCGTGCCAAAGGCGCGCAAGCCCTGCACTTCCTCGGGGAGCACCACATCGTCGTGCGGGATATGCGGAATCACGAAGCTGCGCAGCGTGCGTTTTCCGCGCACACCGACGGTGCCAGGCGAACCCGGTGGCAGACTGGGCAGCAACGTGAGGACGCCGGCTTTCTCTTCAACGACGATGGTGCGGGTGCGCACGGGTTTCGGATTGAAGAGGCCGAGTTCCTCCAGCCGTCCGTAGCGGTTGGGCAGCAAATTGATCGCCGCCGTCAGCGACGCCATCCCGAAGGCCGGGTTTTGAAACGGGTTGTTGATGGGCATGTGGGTTCTCCGGATTAAAGGCCGACGCGGACGAGAACGCCCTGCGCTTTGAGCTGGGCCATGGCGACTTGCCGTTCGGCGAGCGCGATGCCCACCGGCCAGGTCAAGGCGTGGTCGGAAACAATCGCGTGCCGCGCGGCCATCAGGCCATCGTCACGGTCAGCGAGATGCGCGTCGGCGGCCTGCATCAGCACGCCAGCGGCGACCTGACTGCCATCGGTGGCGCTCGGGTCGACCTGTTTTACCTTGCCGGTCGCCGTGACGATGCCGACGACCGCGCCCAAGGCCAGGGTCTGGCCGGAGGCGATGGTGACCCGGTCGCGCGAATACAGATTCGGTGCCTCGTACTTGAGGAGATCACCGAGGTTTAAGGCTTCTTTGAGTTCGGGCATAAGGAGCTCCGTTTAGGGTTTCGGGGTCACCGGGTGTGCACCCATGCGGTTCTTGACCGCCTGGATCAGGGGGTTGTCGGGCGAGGCCGGGTTGGCCGCTGCGCGTGCGGCGTGCACGGCCGCATTCGGATCAATGCGACTGACAATCTCAGGCGACCGGTCGGCGCGGATCGACAGCAGTTGGCTGCGAACCTGTGCCGGTGAGACGCGCGCTTCGAGGAACCCTGCGATCAGATCGGTACGCCCGGCCAGCGAACAGGTCTGGGCGATTTCGATGGCGTCGGCAAAGGCAAAGGCTTCCGCTACTGCGGACGGGACGGGGCGTGGGGCAGCGGGTGGGGCAGCGGGTGATGCAGGAATCGGCGCCGCGTCGGCGGCGACCGGGACGGGGGTCTCAGGGGATTCGTTCATGGCAATGCGCTCCGGTGGGAGATTGAGAAAGGGTCCCACCGGGCCAGCGGCCAAGGTGGGGCGAGGTGAAATGGCGTCAGTCAGTTGCAGCAGGGCGTCGTCGAAAGTGCCGACCGCATCGGCCAATCCCGCCGCGACCGCCTCCTGTCCAAAGAACAGGCCGGCTTCGGTCGCGCGCACGGCGTCGTTTGAGATTCCCCGGTGCTTTGCGACCGTCTCGGCAAAGAGTGCGTAAATGCGGTTCACTTCACCCTGCAGAAAGGCGTGCGCCTCACTGGACATCGGCGCGTGCGGATTCAGATCGTTCTTGCGATCCCCGGCAAAGACGGCCGTATACCGAACGCCGTCTTGCGCATCTTTCACCGACTGATCGACGTGCATCGCGATGACGCCGATTGATCCGACACCGCCGGTACGCGAGACAACGATGCGCGACGCCGCCGAGGCCAGCGCATAGGCCGCCGAGAAGGCCATGTCGTTGGCGACGGCCCACACCGGTTTGACGGCGGCAGCGGCCCGGATGCGGTCAGCCAGATCGAACACGCCGCCCGACTCGCCACCGGGACTGTCGATGTCGAGCAGGATTGCGGCGGCGTTCGGGTTGGCCAGCGCGGCGTCCAACTGGCTGGCAATCGTCGTGTAGCTCGTAAGACCCGAGTCGGCTTCCAGCCCCACCGTGCGACGTACCAACGTGCCGTGAATTGGGATGACGGCGATCTGGCCGCTGTTGCTTGTAGCGACAGGCGTCACGCGCTCGGGCCACACGACGCCCGAGGGAGCCGCGAGATCAGTGACACCGATCCGCGACCCCAGCACGGCCAGGATGACGTCGAGTTTGGGGCGATGGATCAGCAGCGGCGCCGCAAAGAGGCGCGCCGCAAGGTGCGGTAGCAAGGTCATCACGGTCTTTCAGAGGGATTCGGCGGGGCATCGCTAGCGGGTGCGTTGGAATCCGCCGCACTGGCCAGGCTCCCGCCGTCCTTGGAGGTACGACGCGGGTCGGAGTCGAAGATGAGGCCCAAGTCATCGGCGCGTGCGTTATCGGCAGCGATCTCACGATCCACGTCCTCGGCGTCGTAGCCAAAGGCCGAGATCGCTTCCGAGCGACTGATCAGGCCCGCCCGGATGGCGAGCAACATGGCTTTGAACTCTTTTTCCGGATCGACCCACTGCCAACCTTGCGGAATCCACTTTGCCTGCCGATACTGGCGGCGGCGCGCGGCACCGCCTCTTGCGAAACCCGGCGCTTCAATTGCCCCGGCCAGCACCGCCTGTTTCATCCAGGCCGCCCACACCGGACGGCACAGCTGATGCACCAGCACGCCGTGCTGCACCATCTCGCAGCGACGGCGAAACTCGAGCATCCCGGCGCGGATCGACGA